TTAGTGAAAAATTTTATCAAAATATTTTTGGTATTTTTCTTTTTGTCTATTTCTCATTTTATCAGTCATATGTGCATATACTTCCGTAGTGATTCTATCGGAGGAGTGTCCTAATCGTTGTTGTATATATTTCATTTCTGCACCAGCTTCTAAAAGTAAAGAAGCATGTGTATGACGTAGTTTATGCATAGATAAACTTTTATTAAAATATTTTTTTCCTATGTACGTTAAACTATTATATAAAGAAGACAAAGAAATAATTTTCCCATATTCATCAACATGTATACTATTATATTTATTATTATATAAATCATTATTAATCAATTTATTATTATTATGTAAGCTTAGTAAATTTAAGATAGATTTTTTATACTGATTACTAAAATCAACTATTCTATCTTCTTTATTTTTAGTTAAGCCAAACACATCAGTTTTTTGATTATAAGATTTATTAATTATTACCGTTTGATTTTTGAAATCAAAGTCAGTTACTTTTAAAGCTAATGCTTCTCCAACGCGACATCCTAATTCAATCGCTGTATAACAAACATAATATTGATAAACATTTCTTTTCTTCATATATTGTAAAAATAATGGTACTTCACTTGCTTCTAACCATTGTATTTTTTTTGGTGGTTTATAGTATGGGAGCATACAGTCCATAGATGGATTAGTTTCTATTGCTCCTTGCATATAAGCTTTTTTAAGAACATTATTTAAAAGTAATCTTGATTGATTAGCAGTACTGCGTGCATAATTCTCTTCTTTTAACCAATTTAAAAATTGTTGGTACATAATTGGAGTAATATCTTTAATAAGTACTTTGCCAAAATATCTCAGTATTCTCTTTTTTATAAATAATTCATTTTGATAAGTACTATTTGAAATTTTATCTTTTCTATATACTTCTAAATATTTATCAATCCACGAAGCTAAAGACGATTCATTCTTTAAAAGCACATAAGAATTAGTATCTGATTCAACTTTAGCAGCCCATCTTTTAGCTTCTGCTTTAGTATTGAATGTTTTAGTTATAGGTTTACGTTTTTGTGTTAAAGTATCGTAATAATTAACTCGCGCTTGATACTTATTACCTCTTTTTCTAAATGATGCCATGTAAATCATCTCCTAGTTGTTAATTCTTGTTGTATAAAAATAGGGTAGACAAGCTACCCACTTTTTATTGATTGTTATTAATATAATTATTAATGTCTTCAACATTCATGCCAGTTTCTTGTGATAATTTTATTATTTTATCGAGAGTTTTAATTTTTTCTATCTTTTCTTCATGTCTATTATTTTCTTTGTTATTAGCTTCTTCATGTCTATTGTTTTCTTTGGTTTTAGCTTCCTCATGTCTGTTATGTTCTTTGGTTTTAGCTTCCTCATGTCTGTTATGTTCTTTAATAAGTTCAGTAATTTCTTTTAAACTGCCATTCGATTCAATACTATAACTTTCATAAGGATTTTCAGCTGAAATCTTTCCACCTGAAGAAATTAGAGATATAATTAATAAAATTTCTCCAATTATTTTAGTACCTGCTGCATCTTTACTTTTAAACGTAATAAATCCTGGAGATTGAATGCAAATTGTACTTCTTAGTTCTGATAAATCAATATTTGAATTTTTAAATAATTCTTTTGTTAACCATGGTAAATTCACTAAATTAGCGAGATTTTCAGTTCTCAAGCTTTCTTTTTGAGTAACTCTTATAGTTAAAATAACTTCATTATTTTTTATATATAAACCATGAATTATCGAATCAATTATGGAACTATGTTTAGAAACATCGATAAAGTAACTTCTTTTATTATCAATATAATTCTTTAATTTTAAATTTAATTCTGACTTTCTTATTTTTTTTATAAAAGTTACTTTAATTTCATTTTGAGATTCATTGTTGAGAATTGAAGACTCTAAGGTACTATTTACTCTCAAAAAATATATATTCTTTTTATGAGGATCAAAATATAATAAAATATCCTCTTTATTAAGTTGTAGGAAATCGTGATAATAATTTTTTTTATTTCTATTATTTGATCTATCTGTATTATATGCAACTGATTCTAATTGAGATATATTAACATATATTATTTCTTTATCAATATCTAATGTATAACGAGGGTTTTCATGTTCTCTTATATACCAGTATTTAACTTTTGAAGAAAGTGTTGGGACGTTTAAATCTAATTTTTGGAACTCTTCTATGATTTCTTTATTTGTATTCATATTTTTCCTCCAATATATTTTATTTTTTTAAAAGCTATATAGGTAAATCATAAATATAGTTAAATTCATTAATGTAATCCATATGACTGTCTAAACTTTCTTTTAAGAAAAGTAGATAATTTTTGGGATGAAGATTTTCATTACTAGACATATAATCATCTAAACCACTATCCATATGAGTTTTGATTACTTTCAAAGCAATTTCTGAAGCTTGCACACTAATTTGGAATATTTCAGACGTTTTGTATGTGTTTAAGTAATTGAAATATTTATATCTGATATGTAAAGGAAACAACAAGCATGATGCAAAACTGTTTGCTTCATACTCTTCAGCTTTTCTTCTGTAAAAGTCCTTGTAGGTAAAATGTTCATTTAAATTAATTCCAGTATGTCCCATAACAAAGTGTCCATACTCGTGAGCCAATGTAAACCTTAATCGATTCATTGGTAGAGAATTATTATAAATGATTAAAGCTTTGTTACCTTTTCTGATATGAAATGCATCTTCTGAACCAAAGATACTGGATATTTGAAAATGAGGAGTGTGAGTTTTATTTGAGAATTCATTAAAAGTCATTAGTTTGATACGTCGATCTTGCGAAATAATTTCTAAAATATCTAATGGAAAAGACAAGTTATCTAAACCATTAGATATTTCATAAACTGCTTTTGCAGCTTTGTAAAAAGATTTTTGGTAATTCACTCTCATTTAAAAGCCCCTTTACTTTGTTAATTCATCCCAATCGTCAAACATGGTTTCGAGTATAGTTAAGGCTTTTTTTCTCTGTGCCTCCGTCATATTTTCTGTTGCTCGGTGCATGATAAGAATATCTTCATCTTTCTTTTCTCCAGCATACTCATCTTTTTCTCTGCCTAGTAGATAGTCAACTGATACATCAAAATAATCGGCTATTAAAGTTAAGCCTTTTGAACTAGGAGCAGATTTTTTCCAACGTGCGATAGAACCATTTGAAAGGTTAAGCGTTCTTTCTAATTCAGCTATAGAAATACCTTTTTTATTAGCTAAATTTTGAATTATTTGGAAAGTGTTCATTTAAATATTCTCCTATTCCGAACCAAATTAGATTAAAAATTAAGTTTTTGTTGACAATTAGATTTAAATCTAATATACTTTGGTTACGCTATTGAATTAGCCAAAATCAAAACATTAAAAATATCGTTGGGGAACGAGAATATTAATATTAAATATTTAGTATTTTTATGTCTTTTGATAAGGCTTATTTAACTATGCTTATATATTAGCTTATTAATTAAATTAAATCAATAGTTAGATTTTAAATTTAGATTTAAATCTAAATAAAATGATATTTGGAGGTGTAATTATGGCAACAACAGAATTTGGATTAAGAGTTAGAACGGAGTTATTGAAGCGTAATATCACAAATAAGCAACTAGCAGATATGTTAGGTATTTCAGGTGCTTATCTTTCAGATATTTTACGAGGTCGTAGAGATGCATTCGAACAAAAGAAACGTATTGCTAAAATTCTTGAAATCAAAGAAGAAATAAAAAATTAGAATGTAACGATTAGGAGGTCTAAATGAGCAATATATCTATTGAGATTGACAATGACTTTATTAATCAACTAGTGCAAGAAAAAGTAGAAAGTATTTTAAGCAACTACAAAAGAGAAGTTGCTGCAGTGGATATTAAAGATTTAGTGACTATCACAGGTCTTAGTAAATCAACTCTAGTTAACAAAATTGTAGTTGAACCTGAAATTGTTGAAATAACAAGACGAGTTGGTACAAGAGTTTTGTATCTATATCCGCAAGTGTTAGATGCATATCAAAAAATACTTAATCGCATAAACAACTAAGGAGGTGATGATATGACTAAGGAAACTAAAGTAACGCTCATTACTGGATTTACATTTATAGCTATATTCTTTGCATTAATGATTGCAGAAGTTTTTATTACACGAGCAACAGCGTATGCACTATTTGCATCATTATTTGTGTATTTATTTTTTGATGTGTATTTCTTTGAACAAAAAAAGACTGAATGCTAACGGCAATTAGCAAACAGTCAAACAAATTTCAAATAAAATTCAATTCAATTATATCACAGGAGAACAAAATGAAACATAAGCTATTAAAAATTGCTAACGAATTAAACGATTTAATTATGCATAGTAAAGAGCACATTAAATGTGAGTTTAGTACTGGTGAGTGTAAAAACGAAGTGAAGGTTTTTCTTTTTCACTATTCAGATAGATATAAAAATTACTGTGAAATTATTACCTTTTTTGAACATTACGAAGATAAAAATATATTAGAGAATTTTGAATTAGCCAAGAAAGTAATTAAAGGAGAGTGCTTAATCAATGTCGAGTTTATTTGACTTATCAGCTGACTACCAACAAGTTTATAACCTTATCGCAGAACAAGAAGATGAGCAAATTCAAGTAATCAATTAAAAGACATACTACGAGATGAAGCAAATAAATTTATACAAATAGCAGAAAATAGCGGACTTTCAGAAAAATATAAAGATGAAATAAGCAAATTGAAAATGATGGACGTAAACACTTTAGATAAGCAACAGATTATTAAAACTAGAAACTTAATCAGAAGAAGGCTAGGAGGAATTGAATCATGATAAATAAAGTAGTTTTAGTAGGAAGATTGACTAAAAATCCTGAATATAGAACAACGCCTAATGGTGTTAGTGTATCGATTTTTACTTTAGCAGTAAATAGAACGTTTACTAATTCAAATGGAGAACGTGAAGCGGATTTTATCAATGTAGTTACATTCAAAAAACAAGCAGATCACGTAAATAATTATTTAATTAAAGGTTCACTTGTTGGAGTAGAAGGGCGTATTCAGACACGTAATTATGAAAATAATGAAGGACAAAGACTATATGTAACTGAAGTTGTAGCTGAAAGAGTTCATTTTTTAGATAGTAAAGGTAATAATCAGCAAAATAACTCATCTCAATAACAAAGACAAGCACTAACAGGGAATAATCTTTTTACCAATGCTAATGGTGCAATAGATATTGATGACTCAATGTTGTCTTTCTAGGAAATGGCTAAATGAATGAAATTTGGAAAGATGTTGTAGATTATAAAAGTATTTATGAAGTTAACAATTTATGGAGAATAAAAAGACTAAAAGGTAAATATGTGCCAAACGATAAAATATTAAAATCTAAAAAGATCTAACGGTTATATTTGTGTGACGTTATCTAAAAATAAAGAAGTTACTAAATCAATGCATAGATTAGTCATGTTTTTGTTTGTTAGATATTCTGTTTTAGAAGTTAATCATGTAGATAGCAATAAAAAGAACAATCAACTTAGTAATTTTAAGTACTGTTCTTCTAGAAATAATAGGTTTATCAAATATGTCGGTAATTAGAATTCTAAAAATGATAAATTAAACACCATGTTGAAAGGAGAGAAAACGAATGCGATCAATAATATTAAGACTTGAAGATAGAATACAGATTTCTGAACGAATTAGAGATATAAGACTAAATGCTGAACTACTGCAATACGAGTTTGGTGAATGTTTAGGTGTAGAGCGTATGACTGTGTATAACTGGGAAAACTGGGCTCAATTACCCTCAATGAAAATAATCAGAAAAATGGCACAGGAGTTCCACACTACACCTCAATGGATATTGTACGGGAGTGATGAAAAATGAATGAACAACCTAGTTACTACTCAATTATCACAGCTAACGTAAGATATGATAATCGTTTAACTGATAGTGAAAAACTACTGTTTGCTGAAATCACTTCATTAAGTAACAAGTATGGTTACTGCACAGCAACAAACAGCTACTTTGCAAGATTATATGAAGTAGTAAAAGAAACAATATCAAGAAGAATATCAAATCTTAATAAGTATGGATATTTAAAAATAGAAATAATCAAAAATCGTAATCAAGTAAAACAAAGAAAGATATACCCATTGACGCAATCGTCAATACCTATTGACGTGAAAATCAATACCCCTATTGATAATTCTGTCAATACCCCTATTGACGCAAATGTTAAAGAGAATAATACAAGAAAGAATAATACAAGTATAAATAGTGACAGTGACATCTCAAAAATTTTTCAATTAATAACTAAAGAAATAGAGATGATACAAAGTCCATTAAAACTACAAGAGTTAGAAGATGAAATTAATCTTATTAAAGATAATAAGTTAGAAATAACTAAAGTAGCTATCAAATATTGTAAAGAAAACAACAAAGATATTAACTATTTAATTAAAGTATTAAAAAATTGGAATAATCAAGGAGTAGATACTAAAGAAAAAGCATTAGCTAAAGTAACACCTAAGAAAAAGAAATCTAACGAAACTGATGATGTATTTGCAACTATGAAAGAGAAACTAGGTGCTAACTAATGAGTATGACGAAACAACAAGCATTTGAAATTATAGATAAAGTTAGACGTATTTATAACATGGAATTTGATACACCTAAATTGGAAACCTGGATAGATGTGTTAAGTGAAAATGGCGATTATGAACCAACATTGAAAGAAATGAATAACTATATTAAAAATAGTAATCCATATCCACCTACATTGCCTAAGATTATGAGAAAAATACCTAAAAAATTAAAGTATGAAGAAGTACCTAAAGATGTAAAAGAGCATCGCTGGAAGATGAAGAACGATCCTGAATATGTAGCTGAAAGAAAAAAGATATTAGATGAGTTTAAAGAGAAACTGCGTGAATTCGAGGTGAACGAATATGAATGAACGTAGAGATATCGAAAGTACAATTATTGCGAGTTTACTCAAGAAACCTGAACTTGTCGAAAAAATACGTGTAAAACCATATATGTTTAGCTATGGAGATTTTAGAGTTTTTATGAAATATATATTTGAAAATGGCAAGGTAGATCATAATGAAATATTTCTTGAGACAACAAAGAATAGAAATTTTTTAGATTTTGATACGATACAAAAACTTTATAATTCAGACTTCATAGGTTATGGCGTATTTGAAAGATACCAACAATATCTTTTAGAGCTTTTTCAAATTTCAGAAGCTAACGAAGTTATTAATGAATTTAAACTTTCACCTAGCATAAAAACATTTGAAACAATGCTTACAGAATTAAATGAAGTTTCAATGATTAGTACTTCAGATGAAACGAGTACAAAACAAATTGTAGATGAATTCGTATTAGAACTTTATAGTGATGAACCTAAAAAAATAATTAAAACTGGCTTTCCTTTAATGGATTACAAAATAGGTGGTTTAGAGCCAACACAACTTATTGTGATTGCAGCACGACCTTCAGTAGGTAAAACAGGATTTGCACTTCAAATGATGTTGAATATAGCTAAACAAGGTTATAAAACATCACTCTTTAGTTTAGAAACAACGGGCGTCAGAATACTTGAAAGAATGTTATCAACATTAACTGGAATCGAACTTACACGTATTAAAGAAAAAGTAGATTTAAGCGCAAATGACTTAACAAAGCTAACGAGTGCTGCAAGTGAAATATTAAAACTTGATATTGATATACATAAACAAAGTAATATAACCACTCAAGAAATACGTAGACAAGCAATGAAGAACAAAGATAGACAACAGGTTATATTTATTGATTATCTTCAATTAATGCAAACAGATAGTAATTTAGACCGCAGAAACGGTATTGAAAAAATTAGTCGTGAATTAAAAATTATAGCAAATGATACTGGAGCAATTATTGTATTACTTTCTCAACTTAGTCGTGGTGTGGAAAATCGAAATAATAAACGACCTATGTTATCAGATATGAAAGAAGCAGGTGGTATCGAAGCGGATGCTAGTTTAGCAATACTTTTATACCGAGATGATTATTACAACCAAGAAGAAGATAATGATTTTGGTAAATCTATAGTTGAATGTAATATTGCTAAAAATAAAGATGGCGAAACAGGAATGATTGAATTTGAATATTATAAAAAGACACAAAGGTTTATAACATGACAGTGATTGAATATAAAAAGCTACTGGGTGTTATGTATCGACAAACTTATTACAACGATAAATTAATAGGAATGTTACTTATAGAAGTAGGTAGAGCAATTAATCGTTTATTAGAAGATAAAAAGATATCGCCATTTGATGATTATAAAAAAGTTTTGAATGTTATTGAAAAAGAAACGAAATGGAGAGGGAAGGATGGGAATTATAGAAGGTTCTAAGAAAAAATATTATCTCTATGAAAGTGACGGTTGGAAAATGTGCAGTGTCATTCCACTAGGTAACGACTTATATAACTTAGGTAATTACGGTGGTATACACACTAGAAAAGTTTTTAAAGGAAACGTAACTAAAGCTGAACTAGATAAATTAAAAAAGAAATATAAATTATACAGAAAAGAAGAATTAACACATCAAACAACGATAGATGAATTTTTGTTGTAGGAAGTGAACAACTTGAAAATAGAGATTAAATTTAATGAAAATTTTAAAGCACTCATTGGATCACCTAGACCACGATTAAAAAAAGCTGGAAGATTTGTACAAACCTATATGCCAACTTCCTATATGAATCATAAAGATTATATTAGAAAACAGATGCCTAAATTATTACTCACTAGCAGTTTAAAAGTATCGTTATTTTTCTACTTTATCCCTCCAAAAAGTTGGAGTAAAAATCAAAAATTATTAGCGATAAGTCAGTATAAAAGGACAAAGCCTGATATAGATAATTTAATAAAAACTGTACTGGATGCAGCGAACAATAGATTGTGGAAAGACGATAATCAAATTGTAGATATTTATAGTTTTAAACAATACGCAGAACGACTAAAAATCATCTTAGAATTGGAGGAATTATAAATGACAAGAGAAAAAATAAAGTCGATACCTAGAGTGTATTTGAATGGTAAAAGCTACCGATTATGTGATGTATATAAATATTTTCCAGTATAAGATACGGCGATAAGACAACGATATAAAAAAGGATTACGTGGTTCAGAGCTAATTTATGGTAAGGGAGTCCATAAATATGACACAAACTTATGAACGTAATGAAGGTAGATTATCTGATGAAGAATATATGCAACTCATAAGAATAAGAGCAGCACATGAAAGAACGTTAAGGAACGAACGTAGGCAACAAAGAATAAATCATCGTATTAGATGTGAACAGCTACTTAAAGAACATAGAGTCAGTAGTAAGTGGTTTAGGTATCTAGTAGAGAATGATATTTTCCCAAAAGTTAGAAGGTAAAAGAAATTCAGAATATTAGAATAATTGATTTAAATATAAATGACATTGTCAAATTTCAACTCACTACAAAAGAGTACAAAACATCACATACTGGAATAGTCAAACGTGTATATGCAAAGAATGAAGGTATGCAAACAAAGTGGTATGCAGATGTAGAAAATGCTAATGGTAAAAAGTTTACCATTAATGATAATTACTACTTTATGAAAGTGAATGAACCTTTTATTCGTAAAGTTGACATGGTACACCAGCCACCACACTATCAATTCGATAAGTTTAACGCACATACCATTATTGAAGCGGTTGGAAAAACATATAAATCCGCTTCAGTTTTTTATCACGTAGGTAATGCACTTAAATACTTAATGCGATCACCTAGAAAAAATGGTTTAGAAGATTTAAAGAAAGCAAAATGGTATCTAGAACGTACCATCGAAAAATGGAAGTGATGTAAATATGGAATTTAAATTATTAGATAAACACGGAAAAGAAGTAGTCATAGTAAAACGATTAAATCCACATTCGTATTCATTAAAAGGGATTAAAGATACACCATTTAGCAACTTAATTATGTGTATTAATCCAAGTGAGTTACCCGAATATAAAAAACGATTTAATTTATTTACACAATTTGAATATGATAGAAAATTTTGTTCAAAAACAAAATTTGATTATACCGTATTAGATTTATTAATTAGCGCAAATTTTAACCTTAATAAATTTAATTCAGGCAATTTAGAAGAAGATAATAAAAGTGATTCAATTGGTAAACATCAATTATCTATGGCAATAGAATTTATTTCTAAAGGCTTAGATTTGAATTCACCAATTGAATTTCATAAGTAGGAGTTACTTGTGATTTAAATGATATGATTCATATTTATGTTGAATAATTAATGATTCGATGTTTTTTATAACAATGTCAGATAAACGTTTCATATCTTCTATAGTAAGATTTTCATGTCTTTGATAAGGGTGAGCACCATCATTACCAATCCACGCAATTAAATCAGAAAGCCACTGTGCTTGGGGGAAATTAAGCAATTTAATTCTTTCTGGGAAAGTTTTCTTCTGTAAAGAATTTTCATTTTTATTTTCAAATTTAATTAAATAATCCCAAACTAGTTGTTCAATAGCTTTTCTATAACCTAATTTTAATAAATCATTTAGATTATGTTTTTCTGCAATATTTAATTGTAAAAAGATTTTAATAAATTCTGGTGAACATTCTTTTAAATCTTGAGAAAATTGTTCATCTGAACTCTTATATGAGATATAAACTGGATGTGAATTATGAATTGAGTTGTAAAGATTTGTAGCCTGTTTTTTGTATTGTATTAAAAAATGTTGCTTACACTCATTACAAATAAAAATAACTGAAAATAAACTATCATTTTGTTCTAAACCAGAAGATGATTTAAGAAAAGGAGTTTGAATTTGTTCACAATAAGGACATGATTTCGGCAAATCAATATTAATTTTAATTTCACTATTGGTAGACTGATTATTAACAGTGATTGGTAAAGATAATGTATATGTAGACAAAATTATGCACCTCTTAAAATTTAGTAAAAATATTATAACAATTTATATATGTAAGGAGAATGAAAATGAACCAATTAATTAAAAAATATAGAAGAGTGGAGTATAGATAAGAATTTGCATTTAGGTAAACCTGATAGACAAGCACTTAAATTTTATGAAGAAGCGGGTGAAGTAGCCGCAGCATTATCGAGAAATAATAAAGATGCATTAAAAGATGGAATAGGCGATACTTTAGTGACATTAATCATATTAGCACAACAACAAGGTTGGACTTTAAAAGAGTGTTTACAGTACGCCTATGATGAAATTAAGAATAGAAAAGGCAAAACTATTAAAGGAATATTTGTTAAGGAAAGCGATTTATAGAATTTATTAGATATTGAAATTATTTTTATGTTTTTCAATCAACTCTGTAATGGGCAATAAGAATCCATTTGAATTTTTTATATGTGATGAAATAACACCACGAGAAGTTCTAATTTCAAGATCAAGTCCTTCCGCAAAAATTTTTTTATTTTTTTCAAAGTAACAATAGAACTGTTTAGCGCCATAACTTTCAATACGTAAAGGAATAGACTGAGTTGTTAGGTTAAGTCCTTTACTATTAGAAAGTATGAGTTGTTCATCCGTAATACTTAATATTTCATTAATAACTATTCCGGTAATAGAAATAGCTTCTGAAGAATTATTGATTATTTGAAAGTGTGCATAATAACCTGCATTTGGCACAAAGTAACAATTTATTATCTGATATGAGATGTTAAATCTTTGTTTTTTCCAAGTGCGAATAAAATTAAAAGCACTAATGAATAAAGAAAATAAAGCTATAAACATTGAACAGATACTTATAAAAATCATATTATTACCTCCTAACCTAAATATAAGTGAGTTCATTAAGGAATTAAAGAGAATTAAAAATAATTATTTAAGGAATGATAGAAATGACAGAATTAACAATTATAATTTTAACAACAATTTTTACATTATTGCCTTTTTACTTATATAGCTATTTAAGTAATAAAATATTAAAAATTTGTTTATTCTTAATCGCAGAAGTAAGTTTAAGCATAGCAATTACATATGCAAGTTCATATCACTATTTAGAAATATTAATCACATTACTATTTCTAGTATCTCTATTTGAAATAGCTGAATTAAAGATAAAGAACAGAGAATTACAAGTAAATATGATTAGTACACAAAATACAGTACGTGCTATTAAGGCAGTAGATTTAGGCGTTAAAGAAGGTGTAGTTAAAGATTATATTATTAGAGTAATAGATAATAATGATGAATTTATTGAAGTGATGCAGCAACGGATTAATGAGAAGTTTTATGTGATTGAAGCGGAGAATAAAGAAGAAGCAATTGAAAAATATAAACAGTTAAAAAATCATTCTAGTTAAATATTTGATTGTAGTTTACAATTAAATAAAAAAGGAGCAAATTACAGTGGATAATGATAAAGAGATACGATATCAAAAATTAAAATCACGATTTTTTTATATTTCAATTATACTAGGATTAATTATCATTAGCTTAGTAACATTATTTTTTTATAGAGACGATAATGCTTGGTTATTCTTATCTTTTGCAGGTACAGCTATTTCAATCGTTTTGTCAGTTATTGCAATTTTAATTACGTTAATTGACGTGGCAGGCCAAAGACAACAAATTGCAGATATTTCAGAAAGTGCAAAGACTTTATCTAGAAGTACTGAGACATTGAAAAAATCTATAGAAGATTATCAAAATGATAAAAATGAAATTAAACAAATTATTAATACTGCTTTTAATGAGTCGATTGGCAACAAATTAGATGAACAAACTAACGAGTTTATAGGGTTATTAGAAAGATTGAAATCAGAATCTAACGGTAGTGAAGAACTCGAAAAGAATATAAAGGAAATTAAAGATTTAGTGATTAAGTCGAATAAGAAAGAAAAGTTAGATTTAAATAATAGGAAATATACAACTCATGTTAGACGTGGAAGTCCTGTGGTTAAAATTGATAATGATAATCCATTAAACTACGGTAATATTAGAATTGATTATGATAGCCCATTAGACTCCAGTAATATTAAACTTAGAGATGAATAATTAAATTAAGGAGGTCAGGAATGTCAACAACTTATGAAATTAAACCAGGTACCTTCAAATATATAGAATCAGAAATATATAGTCATTCTGAAAATAAAAAAGAAATAGATAGACTAAGATTGGCGATATTAAATCCTACTAAACAATCTGATGAAAATATTGTCTATGGTCCATTAGAAAAAGGATTACCAGTTAGAACAACAGAAGTCATGGCAACACGATTACTTACGAATAAGATGCTGCGTAACCTAGAAGAAATGGTTGAAGCAGTCGAGTATGTTTACAATAGATTGTCTGATGATCGTAAGAAAGTGATTGAGTTAAAGTACTGGAATAAAGACAGGAAACTAAAGATGGAACAGATTGCTAGTGAATGTCATATGCACCGCAATACTGTATCAAGTATTAGAAGAAACTTTGTAAAGGCAGTGGCTATGCATGTGGGAATGAAATAAGTTTGTGCATTAATTGTGCATTTGAAACGTATTTTAAATATATTATGATAGTGTGGATTAGATAGACTTATACACTAAGACGAACACTTATCAGAGAGGCTGGGACATAATTTCTAACAAATTAGCCAGTAAATGAGTTTATTATAAATTCATTTACTGGCTTCTTTATTTACAATACTACGTATTGTTGGCTCGCTTTCTTAGGGGACAGCTTCAGCCTGTAGTCTTCAGCTTGTCCTGTTCCCTCAAGAGTCTCGCCAAAATACTTTGTATTTATATGTAATTTTACATTGAAATACTTTAAAAAAATAAGGCCCTTTCGTATAATTTAATAAATATCACTAAACTAAATTAACGAGGTGCCTTATGTATAAAGATTATAACATGACTCAACTTACTCTACCATTGGAAACTTCAGTTCTTATCCCCACAAATGATATGTCACGACATGTCAATGATATTGTAGAAACAATTCCTAAAACTGAATTCGATGAATTCAGACATCATCGTGGTGCAACCTCATACCAT